TATAATTCTTATATTAGAATTAACTATATATTTGTTATTCGGTGATGAAATAATATCCAAAGCCTATTTTCCATTCTTTTTCGTCGGTCTTATGTCTGTCAAAAAGCAATCATCCTTCGCATCAAAAAAAATCGGTTCAAGAGTTGCAGCAACTCCCGAATCCGACTTGCGTTTCTTCTTTATCCGAAAAAGCTGTTCACCATTAAAAGAAGGCATCTTTACAACTGCATTTTCCTTTATATATCTCCAACGTTCTTCTTTGTCAATCGGATGTTCAATTTCAGTTTCCCACGCACCATTCATCACAACGTGAACAGTTGCTTTCGAGGGTATCAGAGTCATATCTCCATTACATTCAAAACTCTTATTTTCCGCTTTGTATAATTGTATCATTATAAACACCTCCAGTTCGGAATCACCGTTATCTTAAAACCTTTTGACGCACGGATTATATTTTCTCCTTCTACCAAGTACATATCTTCATATTCCCCTGTAATGGATGTGTTTATTAGCGTTCCATCTTCACGATACGCTAACATTCTATCCGTATCAATCGTCATATTCTGCCCGACATTTACAGTTATTACTTTTCCATTTACGGTTATGCTACAAGTGCCCTCTCCGGCAATTTTATATATTGGATGAGCCACCTCATAAGGATTATATATTAGTTCTTCTACATTATATTCTCGTATTCCATCCAAAAGATATGTATACGGATCACATAAAAATAATGCTTTAAATGTCCACCCCACTTTCGCAACTCTTCCTATATCATCAATAGATACATTTTTAACTTTAAAGAAAACACTTGCATCGTCTGAAAACACAAGCACATTCGCACCACTGAGTAACCATTTTTTTATCTTACGGTATTTCATTCCCCCTTCTTCTGGATCTGCTATAAAATTCATTTTGATAGGAATTTCGATATCTTCATATTCTCCATCTGCCTCAATCAAATCTCCACTTCTCCCCGGAATAGAAATTGATTTGTATCTTTTTTTTGGTGTCGGAATATGCGGACGTTCTGAAATCTTAACTTCAAGTGAATCAGCTGCAATTCCTCCATACTCAATATCAAACATATTTTCCTCCTCTTGCCGATGTATATCTTTTTTGCATATTTGAAATGCCATTTGATGCGGTCTTTACAATATACCCTTTAAATTGCTCATTCCCCACCATCACCGTCACATCGTTGTTTACATTTACAGATTGATTGGCTGCATAAGCAATTTGAGGATTCATAGATAAACCTCTACTTAAATCTCCACTCATCGTCTTCGATACTGCGCTCACTGCTTTTTCCAACACAGGCATATTGCTATATATTCCTTTCGCCAAACCATTCATCATATCCGGCATCCATGTTTCGTACTCCCTGAGCGGTCCTTCATCTGGTCTTGAAAAATGCAAAAATGAGCGAATTTTTTTTGCCACGCCTTCTACTGCATCTGTGACTTTAGATATCATCGACTTAATTCCATCGATCAATCCTTGTATAAAATCTTTCCCCCATTCCAATGCTTTTCCTGGCAAGGATGTTATAAAGTCTATTGCAGACTGGAAGCCGTTTTTTACAACTTCCCCCAAGTTGCTTAAGATATTTTTGATTCCAGATACCAGATTCTTAAAAGTATTTATTGCGGATTCTTTTAGATTATTTGCTGTGTTTACAACAAAGCTCTTTATGCTCTCCCACACTTGTGATGCTGTTTGTTTAATGTTGTTCCAAATTTGGCTTATTACATCCCGAAAGCCCTGTAGCAAAATTTGAGCCCTTGTTACCAACCCATCCACTAAAGATGCTACTACCTCTTTAATTCCAGACCATATCTGGTTTGCAGCCTCCTTAATATTGTTCCAGATATTTTGTGCGTCTAGCTTTAGCTGCTCAAAATTCCCAGTGACTAAGTCTATCAGTAATAAAACCGGACCCAGAATTGTATTTTTTAATAATTCCCAAGCTCCAGATGCAATAGAAACAAGTCCAGACCAGATTCCCTGTATTGTTGTCACCATATTTCGAAATAGTGCCTGTATCGTAGAAACGATTGCAACAACAATAGGATTCTCCATAATGGTCTGCCATGTTTGTATAAAAAAGTCTTTTACCTGCTGCCAGATTCCAGCCCACCATTCTGGTATTGCTTGAAACTTTTCGACCAGACTATCCCATGCTTTTGGAATCGTCTCTGTAAAAAATGAGCAGATTGCAGAAATGACACTGTGCACAGCATCCCTAAACCATTCACATTTTGTGTATAAGAGAATTATAGCTGCAACAATAGCAGTTATAATCGCAATGACCGGATGCCCTTGTATTACAACGAACAATCCTTTTAGCATTTTACTTACCGTAGTGACAAGCTTGCTAATCAGTCCACCTAATGCACTCATTTTAGAAAAAGCTAGCGATATAGACGAAATTCCCATTGCCACTTGTCCGATTATCATTAACAATGGACCTAGCACTGCAATAATTGCACCTATAACAACAATAGCAGTCTGTACCCCCTCTGGAAGAGCCGAAAATTTGTTTACTAAATCGGTGATAAATTCTGCTACTTTCGTAATCACCGGTGCTAATTTGCTACCAATTGTAATCGCTGCGGTTTCCAGAGAACCTTTCATTTCTTCGATTGCTAGAGACCCTTCTCCCATCTGCGAGTTGGCGAGTCTTTGCGCCGCTTCTTGGTCGTTTGTAGCTTTTATATAAGACGCTAGTCCTTCCGAACCGCTATTCATTAGTACAGTTGCTGCTCTCGTTGCGTCGGATCCAAAAATTGTCTGCAACGCGGCATCTCTTTGTGCAGATGATAAACTACCAAGCTTGTTTTGCAGTTCTTGAGCCATGTCAGATGCACCAAGAAGATTTTCGCTCGAATCTCGTGTTTGGATTCCTAGATTGGTTATCATTTCAGCTGCTTTGTCTGTCGGTGCCGCCAGTTTCTGCAACATTGTTTTTAAAGATGTTCCTGCATCACTTCCAACAATTCCGGCATCCGCAAACTTTCCCAACACAGCAGTTGTCTCTTGCATGCTCCATCCTGCGTTATATGCTTGTGCGGACACTTGCGCCAGCCCTTGCGTCAACGGCTCTACATCTGTAGATGATGATGCTGCTGCTCCTGCTAAAGCGTTTGCCGCCAATGCCGACTCCTCTGCCGAAAGCCCGAATGCACCCATTGCTTGAACGACTACATTTGCCGCATTTCCTAAGTCCATTCCGGAAGACGCCGCCAAGTCCATTGTTGCTTTCAGAGCACCAGTTTTAATGTCTGCTTCTGTTAATCCACCTTTTGCAAGCTCTGTAATTGCCTGTCCTGACTCTTTTGCAGAAAAAATAGTCTCTTGTCCTGTTTTAATTGCTAAATCTCTAAGCTCGCCCATTTGTGACATCGGCATATTAAGTGCTCCTGCCGCTTGCGACATCGCACTTTCAAAATCGTTTGCCGTATTGACAGACACTGCACCAAGTCCAGCCATAGCCGCAGAAGCTGGCATGATGGCTTGTCCTGCGCTTTTCATTTTACTTCCTACTTTGCCCATGACGGCAGATACCTCTTCAAGTGCTGCGCTTCCACTTCCGGCAGTATTTTTTAATGTCTTAAGATGTTGCTCTGTTTCAACAATTTCTCTTTGAAGAGCTTCATACTGCGATGTACTTATCGGATTACCGAATTCATCACTAGTCTCTTTTGCTTGCTTTTTCAATTCTTTCAGATGGCTATTGGATTCTTTCAACTCCGATTGAAGTTTCTTATATTCCTCCGTGTCAATATCTCCAACATCTTCTAATTCTTTCATTTTTTTCTTCAATTCAGAAATAGAATTTTTGGTTTTTTCCATTTCCTGTCTTATCGGTTCATAAGCCTTTTCCCATGCATCGTAATTTTTTACGCTTTCTCCAGCTTTTTTATTTGCTTCTTTTAAAACCTTTAACTTATTGTTTGTTTCTTCAATCTCTTTTTGAAGTAAATTATGCTTTTGTGCTAGCAAGGTGGTATTAGACGGGTCTAATTTCAGAAGTTTATTCACATCTTGTAAACTTCTTTGAGTGCTGTTTAAACTACTTTCTACGCCTTTTAACGCTTTATCTAGCCCTGTCGCATCGCCATCAAGTTCAATTGTTATCCCTTTTATTCTTTTTGACCTATCAACACCTCCTTATAATCTATCAATGTCTTCTTGAGTTCCCATCACAGGATACTCATATTCGTCGTTTTTCATCTCGATAAACATATCGTTCACCATCCCAATACTGAGAAGTTCCAAATCAGAAATAGAAATACCACACTGAACACACCGAAGCATGAACAATGCGGTATTGACCTCCCTATCTATTTCTCTGTCTTTTTTTTTGCTGTGGACATTTGCTTGTTTTCCAATCCCCACATTTCTAAGATGTCCGGAAGAACTTCATAAATGCTAAACGTTTCAAACTGTTCTAACCAATCGTCAATTTCCGATGGCTGGTTTGGATCTCCGTGCTTATGCATCAAAAATGCAATGTTCTCAAACATCTCTAGCGAATCAATCGGAAGAGTGCTTTCTGTATCTTTTTCAGACTCTTTTTTTATTTTTTCTTGTAATGCCACCTGTTTCTGTAATTTCTGCATATCTACAAAGACATCCCGCCCAAATTTTAAGCGATACATCCTTGGGATTGCTGCAGAACTTTTGAAGTTGCATTCAATCCCACTAATTGTAAGTGTCTTTCTCATCTTGTTCACCTCTGTGCTAATTCATCATTTTTTTTATACACTTTTGTAAACCATTTATCTTTTACTTTCGCATAACTTTCTTTTGTTGTTTTGGCTCTAACCGCTCCATCTGCAGATGCCGCACAAGAAAGAGTCACAGTATCTGTATCAGGCTCTTTAGAATCCGATGTAGTCTTGGCTTCAAGATTTGGTCTTGTGGCCGTACAATTGTAGAACCAAAAAAGTGTAGGTTCTGTATCTCCGTCAATCTGTAGTCCAAGCGCAAACTCTTTTGCTTCGACATTGGAATTTTCAATCAATATTCCATTTTTATCTTTCTCTTCTCCTAAGATTTTTTCGCGGAATTCGTCAGTGATCAACGCCATTTCCAAATCACCCTCGTATCCACCGTTCGATGCAGCTACATAGTATTTTATTCCATCTGCATAGAATGGTGTTAATTCTCCTTGCTGTTCGAGCGAAATTGACACAGCTCCCGGAAGTTTAAACGGTGCGTCATAAGCTCCACCTCCCTGTTTTAATGCAATGTGTACATTGCTAATGTTAAATTTTACTTTACTCCTTAAAATACCTCCTATATTTCAAAAATCACTAGAATCATTTTTTCTGATTCAATATAAGTTTCTTGTTTTTCGTAATAAATTTTGTTTGCTGTCAAAAAATCAGCAATCTTTTTCTCTGTAATTGGGTCTTTTTTGTCACAGTACAGTTCAATGTCGATATCTTCTATTTCATGATACACAATTCCGTCAGCGGAGAAGTTGTCACTCCCCATACCTTGCAAGACGATGTACGGACATTTCGGAACGTGACCCTCTGCAAAATGGCTGTATGCTACTTGGAACCCGAGATTTTTTAGACCCTCTACTAATTCTGTTAGCATCATCTTCCCAATCTCTCCTCTATTCGTTTTTCAAATTCTTCATTGCACCACTCTTCAACCGGCTTAATATGTACGATTGCTTTCGCTCTCCCTCCTTGTCGAAGCTGATGTCCGCGCTCCAACAAATGTGTAAGTCCTGGTTTCATTTTGTTGTGAATGATATTTGATGATTTACTTTTCTTTGGACGTTCAGTTTTTACATACCAACTATCAGCGTAATGCCCTTTTCTACTTCCTTTTCCTCTTGGTGATGTGCTTTTTAAAGATTTTACACCATCTTTTGCAACTTCTTTCGCTGTATTGTGAAGCGTTTCCGTTGCTTCTTCGCTATATTTTTTTAATTCATCCAAAATAGCATCTGCAAGTCCATCAACTTTCACATGTTTACCACTACGTGCCATCTGAATTCACCGCCCTTATTTTTACAATATCATTTTTAAATTGTATGTTGTCAATTGTCTTGATATTGAATACCTTCTTTTTCCAAACGATTCGATAGTTTCTTGTATCTATCTCATCAAAAAATTTCTTCCACCTACACACAAAATCAACTGTATTTTCAGCATTTAATGTGGCAGCCTCCCAGTATTCTTTTCCAGACAATCCATTCATGTACGCATAAGTCTTTTTAAAAGGTTTCCATTCTTCTACCGGATTTCCAATACTGTCATAGTTGTGCGATAGCTTTTCGATGCTTATCTTCTGTGTGTATGCCCCAGCATCCATCAAACCACCTCCGAATCAGGTGTAGGTACTAGATTCGTTCTGTGCATGCCTAAAATAGCATCAACTACGATATTTATATTACTTTTTTGTATCGTCATCGATCGATTATCCCACATGTCCGAAATTAAAGTAAGCACCGCTATTGTTAAATCTTCATGCTCATCTAATTTATCTTGCGTGAGACCTGTCTGACTTTTGCAAAATTCAATAGATGCCTTTTTCATAGCTTCCAATAGAGATATATCCTCATCTTCTAAATTATCCGCATCTTCCCTAATGTGATTTAGAATCGTTTCTTTCGTGATCTCGCTTACTTTCATTTCCCACCGCCTTTCTTATCGGTTTTAAATTCCAACAATCAACAAAAGGTGCAATAGCTCCAATACATTCTATTACACCTCATTTATTTATCACCTATCCCATAATTCCAGCCGCTTTCAATTTCGAAATAATTTCGTTAATTGCCGTTTTGTTGGCATCTGCAAGCGTAGCAATCTTCTGTACCTCCGCTTGTGCAAACTGCCCACCGATTGTTCCTGCGTTCTGTGCAGATACTGCTGCAACTGCACCGGCTTTCTTAACTCCTCCAATAGCACTTCCTGCCGCAGGCAATGTATACTGTACTCCTGCTCCTATTGCAGTTCTTGCGGCTTCCTGAGACACTGCCTTCATAACAGATTTTCCCACGTCTGTAGCTCCGTTTAGGGTATCTACTGTAATCCCTGTTTGGCTTACCCCTCCTGATATCGAATCCCAATTTTCAGCCATGTAGCTAATTACGTCCGCAATTGTTTCTTCTTTTATATCTTTCTCATTCCCACTGCCTTTTATTGCAACAATGAGTTCTTTTAATGCTTCGCTAATCGTCATAATTATGCCCCCATTTTAAGCGCAGCTAACTTCTGTTCGTTTTCCACTTTAGAGTCAAATTCCATCCAAGCCACGACTCCTACTGCGTGCTGTGTTGCGTATTTCTCGCGTAGAACCTGTACTTCCATTTCCTCTGTGATTTTAACTGCGAGCCCAGACATATCGCCGTAATAGATTGCTGTTGTGCTCGTTGTCATATCTTTCATGTTGTCGGAAACGTATACGGGCTTTCCAAGAAGCATGTTGCCAAACGCAGATGTTGCATCATCTTGTAAGAGATATCTGCCATTTCCGTCTTTCAATTTTCGGATAGCTGCTCTTGTCTTAGAAGACATAATCCATACTGCATCCTGCTGAAATGCATCTTTTACCGCAGACTGCAAGTCAATCAGTTCGTCCGCTGTGATAGCATCGCTCTTCTTTGCAGTAACAACATTTTTTACTTTGCTTAATCCATCTACTTTAGAAGCTGTTCCATTAAGTAACTGACCTTCTACCCATCGAGCGATGCTGTATGCCATATGGTCAATCACGAAGCTTACAATGTCAAACTGACTGTTGTTGATCAAGGATTTTGAAATAAGCGTAAGAGCACCTGCAAGGAATCCTTTCAAATCAATAGAACCGAATTTTCCGGCACTGGATGTAAGTTCTGTAAATTCTTCGTGATATCCAACTGTGATATCATTTTTATCCTCTAATGGATAGTACGGAATGGAAAAAGTGCCTTTCACATTGTACTTTGTTGATTTCTCAAGAACCGGGCAGATATCATACACTTTTTTGATGATTTTCTGCGCAATTGCTTTTGGAACAACTGCTCCGTTATCCCCAAAAGTAAGATTGGCGGCGCGATTTTCTGTCACTGTTCCACGAAGGAAATCAGCGAACACTTCCTCTTCTGCTCTTTCCTCTGTATCCTCTTCCTCTTCCTCGGCTCTTTCAGTCATCTTCTCAGCCATCTTGTTCAGAATCTCGATGGTTTTGTCGATTCTGTCAATCTCTGCAGAAATTTCATCTGCTCTTTTTTCCTCTTCTTCTGTAATAGCTCTCTCTTCTGCTTCGAGCGTAGCGTTCAGCAATTCAAGCTCCTGTACGAGTTCTGCTCTTTTTTCGTTTAATACCTTAATATTTTTCTTTTTCCTTAGACATTTCCTCCATATTTCTTAATCATGTTTTTTAGTTTACTGTTGTCCGGTTTAGTTTCCGGCTCTTTTTTATCTTCAAAACCGATATAATCGGCTTCAAATTCTTCTGCACGGATTTCGAAGGTTTCTTCTCCATTCTCTCCGGCTCTTGTTTCCACCGTAGTAGATGTGTACCACGGCCTCATTGTGTCATCAATTAAAGACACTTCCTTTAGTGTTAAATCCGAAATCGTTCTTACTGGCATTCCGTTTCGGTCTGCTCTTTCCTCGGTTGGATTCGTAAACCCAAATGACCAACCACGAAGCCTTTTCTCTTTCGCTTTCTGCACAACTTCCGGATTGTCAATCTCAGCGTGTGCTCTCAGACCAATAGCATCTTCTCTGAGCGTAAGATTAGATTTTGTTCCACCCAGCATCTTGTCCCATTTGTGATTTAGAAGAATCTTTACCTCGTCCGCTTTTGCGATCGCTCTCCTGAATACCCCAGGAGCTATTCTTTCAATGAAATATCCTCCTTTTCGGTCTGGGATTGGTCGGCTGTCTCTGTCTGCAACGTTGACATATCCGTCAATGATGACTTTTTCTCTGTCTCCATCTGCTCTAATTTCAATTCTTGCCCTTCTTTCTCACCTCCTAGCCTATTAGACTGATTTGTATTAGGTGTATATACCACTTTCGTTTTTGGGTCATACAAGACGTCTTGCAGTCCTAATTTGATAAATTCTAATCCAAGTGGTTCCATGTTTTCTTTTTCACGCACTTCATCCACTTGCATCCATCCAGTTTCGATTGCTTCTTTATATGCACCAAAACGCTTGTCAGCATCACCTTTTGTAAGTTCGTATGTGTCTGCTGCAAAAAAGTAGTCTTCTTTTTCAGCTTCTAGTAGCATGGATTTGTTTAACGCTACCATAAAAGCACCAAGGAAAGCATTTACGCAATATTTTATAAATGCCTTATCTCCTTGCTCAGTTCCGATATTATCTGGAACACCCAGGATTGTGCGAATTTCTTTTGCATTCGTCTGCTTATTCTCATTTAACTGCATCTCCACGGATGTATTAGAGGCTTCCTGGAACTCTAAACCATTGTTTAGAATAATTACATTTTCCGTATTATTGCTATACAGTTTTCTCCACGCTGCCTTCAACTTGTCCATAGCTTCTTGAGTCAGATTCTTTGCAGATTTAACAAATCCTTTCTTATTTCCACCCGTCTTTACAAGTCCTTCCTCGTATTTCAGCGAATTATAAGAAACGCTTAGAATTTTGCTGTTTTCCTCAACTATACCAATCCCTTTCATTCCATCTCGTGTGTTCCGCAACACTCTTACGAATTGTTCCGGGAAATACCTTTTTCCCTGTACCAACAACGCATATTCTTTAAATATCACATCTGTGTTTGGTGCATAAGATACGTAATCAGAGCGAACATACCGTAGCGACCGTATATCCATTCCAACCCAGTCCACATAGATATTCCCATCCCCATCAAGCAAATAATCTTTCACAAGTGCCTGTTTCATCATGTTAGCATCGAGCGTATCCCCAGTATCTTCGTTCAACAGGTGTGTTCTCCAATCCCCTTTTACTTCTTCTACTCGTTTTGCGCCACGCTTGTACAGCTTAATCGGCACATTAGCGACCGTTTCCGCAATTTCATTTACCGCTCCAGCCAGTGCCGGAATCTGCATTGCTTTTTCTCTTGTCATTTCATCGTTTCCGAGTAATGCTTTTAGCAACGGTTCTGCAATCGCCGATTCATCAATTATATTTTGCGGTTCTGCTCTTTCCTTTCGTTTAAAAAATTTCCTTAAGTTTCCTCCTATCCATGCAATATTTTATTATTTAGTAAAATCAGAGCACCTACCGATTTGATAGATGCTCTGATTATCGTATTGTTAATTAAGTGCTGGTAGATACTCCTCTATAACAAGAAATATCTTTTTCATAAAATCTGTTAATTTTCCATTCATATTACGAATAGTTTCTTCTTTCCATTCATAATATTCTTTTGCTGTCATTTTTCTGGCTTCTATAATAATTTCTGCTATCTTAGGTATACATTGTTCGAAACATTGACCTTCATTCATCTTATGCCACCTCCTGATACACAACTTTGCATTTGTTGATATTGCCATTCGATAGACGATACTCAATCATGGTAGGATAACCGTTCTCTTCAAGCCATTCCTTTGCTTTCTGTAATACAGAATCCTTATACTGCACTGTAACACCGTCATGCCCATTTCTACTATAAGCAGTTTTTACAATCTCTTCCGTGAAGATATCCAATTTCTGAATAATTGCACTTATGGCTTTATCATGGGGTCTGCCACTCTCTGAAAATATTCCGAGTTCTTTCGCCATTGTAGTGCAATCCCACAAAGCTGGAACGTCCGAAATCAATGGTACTTTTACTGGATACCCATTGTCGGAATAAATGCGAACAATTTCGGCTGCTATGTACTTGGAATCTACCCCTGCGTCATGCAATGCACCTTTGATGTTCTTTACCATTTGGTTTACTGATGGGAGTTTTTCTTTGTGGGCAGGTTTCTTCTTTGGCATTTCATAGGAGCCCGTCTTTCTGATAGACGGAATAACATCCAGCGCAAGCCAGTTTTGAAATTTTTCAGCTGCTGGGTTGCTTGCCTTCATTCCAAGACGATAAAACAGTGATTCTGGAATGTAATCATCTTTCGCCCACTTGTGGGCGAAGCCACATTCTTCGCTAAAACCATTCATTCTTTCCCATCTGATAGATGTATACTCTTTCCCATTTCTCTTTTCAGTTCTACACCATCCGAATCCAATTGCAGTATCTTCTGCACTAATAGAAATACTTCCATCTGGATTTGGCAACGTTCTTACTTGTAATCCCAATTCCTTATTATTAAATACTTGTACGTTATTTCCCATGATCGATTCCTCCTACTTATTTGAAACTACACTAAACAATTTTCTCAATCTTCTTTTTGGCTTCTGAACTTTATATCTCTCACCTGTTTCGTTATTCACCAGATAATTTCCTTCCTTATGATAGGTAGGAATAGAAATACCTTGTTCTTCCATGAATTCTACGAAAATATCACGTCCACCATTTAGACGGTGCATCTGATTGATGATTCCCATCCAATGAATTGCGTATTCCATAATGTGAGGATTCCAGTACTCCAGTAAAAACTCGCTGGCTTTTTCCTCTCCGATAGGTGCATCATATCCCAAACGTGCCATATAATCTTTGGTATAGAAATAATATTTACACCCATATTTTTCACCATCATAGTCCTTGGCAATAGGAAATATCTCCATGAACTGTCTCGGTGTGATTTTTGCAACCATCTGATTGATAAATTCTACAATGAAGAGCCACGATTGTGTTTCCTGTTGAGAGCAGTCAGAATTATTGTCAAAAACATGTTCAATAAATTTAATGGACAGGTATAATATTTGTTTGAATTGATCCGGTCTTTCCTGCCAGAGTCTTTCTAAATCATAACCGCCATTTGCATCTGTAATTCGCTCCAACGCTCTTGCGTAGTGTTCTCTTTTCGGCTTGTAATCGATCAGTTTCTTTCCATCTAATACATAGAAATTGTACATAAAATTTCTCCTTTTCATTGATTTCACGAAAAGGATGTGTTATATTATAAATAGCACAACCTTTTCGTTGTGTTTTTCATTAGAGATTCGTTAAACTTGGTAGGTGGGCGAATCTCTTTTTTCTATTGTTTGAATTTGTCAAGTACGATTTCATCATAAATTTTCTTAATACCTCTTCTTATGATGTCCGCCTTTGTTAATCCGGTTTTACTACTACAAAACTCCAGCATATTCGCTTCTTGCTCTGATAGTCTTATCCTCGTGTCAATATTTTTCGGATTCTTTGACGGCGGCCTCCCTTTTGCTGGTGACATCTCGCTTCTCCTTTCTGGTTACACAATTATTTATTTAACGGTTACACATTTAATATAACAATCGTATAGCAAGATGTCAAGAGGTTTTTCAAAATTTTCCCATCCTACCTTATGGAATTAAAATAAGACACAGCATTTCGCCATGTCTTCCGGTACTTTTGGGGAGGTCAGGAACGTACCCTGACAGGACTTCTCCCCAGTCTTCAATTAAATTCATTCGTATTTTCCTCCTATCCTACCTGTACTATAAAATCATCAGAACCATACATCACATATTGTTGTAGCAAGTACATTGCATTGATAAGGCTTACTACCATGTCGACTTTTCCCTCTGATTTTTTCTTGTTCACATACTTATTTCTATTGGTGTCTTCCGTACACCTTGCATTTTGAAAGTTGATTTCCAACATTCTGTTTGACATATAGCAGAATTGCCGTTCCAGTATCAACTCTCTCAACCATTTGGTTGGTTGATGCAATACAGAACTGTGCTGCTTGATTTCTACACATTCATAACCATCTTCTTCCAACTGCTGCACAGTTGCTAATGCGTTCCATTTGTCATATCCTATCTGTTGAATTTCAACACCGTATTCACTTTCAATCTCAACAATCTTATTCTTAACGAATATATAATCAATCACTTCATTTCCACAAGAGAAGCAATCTCCATTCGCAATCAAGCGCTTGTAATCAACGTGTTCTTTCTTGCTCTTGAACTCCACTTTATCTGTCGGAACAAAGCCAAAGACCTTTGCATAAACAATTCCGTCAACGATTGTTACCATTGCGAGAGCCGTATTGTCATCCGTCTGCGACAAGTCCAAGCCAAGCCATACTTTCTTTCCTCTCCAAAACTCTTTGTTGTTCTCAATCCTACACAGCTTTACTTTTTGTATATCTATGTATCCCTCAACTCCAAGCCCTTTGTAAAGGATGTTATTGTGCTTGCATAAGTAATTCTCTCGCTTATTCTCATACAGAACAGCGATTGCACGTTTCTTAACAATCTCATCAAAGATGTATCCATGTGCATAAGCTACCGGATTACTCTGGTAGATACATAAATCGTTCGTCTGCCATTCTTCACCAATTTTTAATTCATCGTTTGGTTCGTAAAGCAAAGCGAATGTTCGTCTATCATCCAGTAATCCGTCAAGCGTTTTCTTGGCAATGTCTATCTCGTCTATCATGGAATTGTCATCATTCGGATATTGTGTGCTAATGATAATCCCGAGCTTATTGAACAATGTGATTTGAGAGGATCTCATAGCCTCAATCGGATATTCGTCCATCGCCCCACATTCATCCGCCAGGAACGCATGTGCCATCTTTCCATCCATACCGTCATTTGAATATGCAAGTGGTGTATACTCGTTGTCATTCAAAAGACAAATGATTTGACTTCTTAAAATTTTAAATGCCGGCTCGTCTTCGTCATACAACGCTGGGCTTACCTTTATAATTTTCCGAATCGCTAATTTCAACTCGGAAGAAAGTGCCAAATCAGGAGCTACAGAAAAGAATCGAGAGAAGTCCGGTTCTGTCAGCATTAAAAGTATAAAAATAATCGCACTATTGAATGTTTTAAAATTCTTTCGTGCGATTTCTAATACTGCTGTTGTATAAAATCTTATATCCCGCTCTGTATTCTTTAATTTTGTGCAAAGCGTTGCCACGATAAACAGCCATGCATAATCTTCCAATCCATCGTATATCGAACATCTCAAATCTGGATGTACCATAAGTTTTAACAACTTACATATCTTTTCATAGGATTTCTCATCAACAAAAGCATCTTCATCGTTCCCATCTGCTATCTGTAGCCAACTCTTACATTGCTTTTTAACATATATCGGTGCATATCCTACGTTTTCCTCGACACACCATTTGGCATAAACGTAAGCCTTTCCATCCTTAACCACTTAATGCCTCTTTCAATGCATTGTTTTTCTTTTCTGGTGTTTTTGGAATGCTCCGTAGAGCAGATGCGATCGTCATGACGTTTTCTTTTTCAATGTCAAATAGCATCTTTCTTTTTGCCTGTATTTGCTTATCGTAGGATATAAGCTGTTTTGCAAGTCCGTCTTGTAATTTCAGAAACTCGACAAACTCCATTTCATCGGAACGCATTTCTAACTTATCCATCAATTCTTGTGCATGTTCTCTTTTCTCTTCGAAATCCGCACACTCCGCAAGCGTTAAGCAGTACCTGTTGATTACACTTCCGTATAGGTCATCGCTCTTATCGATTCCGGATAATAATTTTTTGACTCTCAAAAATTCCTGATGTGCTTTCGGATTATTTTTCACTTCTTCCGACTCTTTTAATTTCATTCCGGAAAGGAGAGAATTTTCCGCTTGCTCCCTGTTCCGTAATTCTTTTTTTGTTCTATGCGATTTGCCTTCCAATTTGATTACGCTTGCTGGCTTTGATGGTCTAGCCATATAAATTCCTCCTTTCCTTTCTCATTTTGGGAATAAATTATAAATCATGATGGGGCGTCGGTGTGGTGAAATTGTCTGAAAATTCATTTCGAACCCCGGGCGGGTACCCTAGCAAACTGGAAAATCGAAGTTTTTCTCTTGTTCTTTCGCAATTCGTAGCAACTCGCGTCTATCTATATCGCCTTTTTCTGCCATCTCATGATGCCTAGAGCACAATGTAATTAGGTTGTCATCGTCTAGTCTCTTCTCATAGTCCTCTACCAACGGAACTATGTGGTGCACAGATGTATCCTCTGTTTCATATTGTCTACTAGGGTTATGTAATCCTCTTGCGCATACTTGACAGCAATAGTTATCTCTGAATTTTATATCCTCTCTTTTATCTTGCCACTTCTTAGAGTTATGGAAAGAACGAGATTGTTTACTTTTTTCTGTCCTATATGACTGTCTCTCTCTAATCTTCTGTTCTTTCTGTTTGCACACATATTTGCTATCGTGAATTCTTCCGCAATAGCTACAAGACTTTAACATATCATCACCTCTTCAATTGCAGGAGAAGGAATCGAACCAACATTTCTAGATAAGGAGCCTAGCGAATTACCATTACTCTATCCTGCCAAATCAAATTAATAAAAGCCGCAACAAATTGTTGTCTGCTGCCGCTTTCGTGTTTGTACACTTTTCGTTTTTACCATACTAGCACATTTTCCCGTGACATTGAGTGACATTTTTATAATTTATCAAAATACCTTTTATGTCGTTGCTTACAATTGTCTTCTGTGTACTTTATTTTTCTCTGTGGGAAGATTTGATTCATTTGCATAGCTACTTTATACCATGGAAGATCGTCTATGTAATAAAATCTCAGCATCATCCTCAATTCACTTTTTTCAATTTGCTGTATGTATTCTTCCACTTGTGTTTGTTTCTCTAACAGATCTGTTTCTAACCGTTCCAATTGATCTATTTTCTTTATGTATGCGTTTTTCTTTAGCTCGATTGTCATCCGTGGTTTTCCTTCAACTCTTGCCGTTCCAAGTGATTTTCTTCCTTTCTTTCCACGGGATACTGTATCTATTACAGTTTCTTTATTGAGTTTTTCCAACGCTCTTTTATCTTTCTCTATCCTTCTTCGTAAATCTTTTATTTCCTCTTTCATATCTGCGTACTCAATTAGTATTGTTCTGTCCATCGGTAATCGCTCCCTTCAAGTCAACTCCCCATTTCGTCAGGCATTGCTTCACTCCGTACACATTACGTACATCGTGTTTAAATGCCCTCTTCGCACTTTCTGACGGTCCTCGCTTTATAATATCATCAAAGGTCTTTTCCTCATCCAGCTTTGCTTGCTTCCGTGTTCTTCCATAGCTCAAATTATCACTTCCCTTCAAATTTTAAATTTTTTCTAAAAATGGCGTTAGTTTTCCTCGACTTATGTGTATATATAGTAGAGGAGCCTATAATACTGTGAGGTCGGGGCAACGGCACTTAAGACCGTGCTCCGCTGTCCTCTTTAAATGCTTTGCTTCGTCGTATATATGCATACAAATCTTCAATACCCTGTTTGTATCCATCACAGTATGCTCTTTCTTTTTCTACTGTTCTTGTGTATTTCATTTCTACATCGCTTTGCATTTTATTTACAATGTTTTCCAAGTTGTCCACCTTTTCACTCCTCCTACTCCTCTTTCACAAATCTTTAAAACTTCGTTCACAAAATCTATGATTTTCAAACACAATATCATCATAAATCCTGTGTATAGTAATAATCAAACAAAGACATTTAGTTTTTTATATAGATTTTCTTTTTCATAATTAGCCGGTCATTGTACCGGCTTCTCCTCTGTTTGTAGTTTCTTAGGCTTGTACGGTTCCGGAAGTGGACGCCATGCTATACATCTTGCTTTTGTACCACTTACATCGCCACTCCAGTGCCCATCATATTGCCATCCAATACCATGCGTTTGAAACATTCTGTTGTATTCTCCATACCGGAAATATTCGTACCATACTAATACTTTCTCTCCACCTTCCGGCAATCCGTCTTCTACCGGAATCCAACCATCATTGCTAGGGATATTTGTGTCTGTCACATCGTCCATGTGAAATCGGATAATTTTTTCTGTTTGGATATACATAGATTGAATACCTTTCCCGACTAGATGACATTCATCGTCTCCCCAATGACTTTTGCTCAATTCCACACATTTTTCTTTAATCTCTTCCAAAATCTTCTCTAATACATTCATTCCCCCCACCTCTTCATATGTTTTCTCAAATATATCTGGTTTGCATGGACAAACCTCTCCCTTTATACCCTTTATAATGTAATCATTTCTGCTCGCTATCATATCTCCTTCAAGGGTATGTATGATAAGTTCTTCATTTGGTATCCCTTTTCCAACTTCCCAAGCAGTATCATTTGCATTGTAAGAACATTTATTTCCATCAATATGGTGAACGTGAATTTCTGAATCGAAATTAAATCCAACAATATATTTCCCAATTATTCTATGTACCGACACCTTGTCATGCTTTATTGAAATTCCAGCATATCCACGATAAAGATAAATTTTGTATTCGTCTTTGGGTGTGATATTTCTTCTACTACATTCTTCTTTTATTGCTTTTTCTAAAATTGAATAATCTACTATGCAGTTACATGCATTTTCAAATTTCATCTAAACCTCCGAAATCTAGTCTCTGTCCACAGTGGTAACAAAAATCTGCAATTCCCGTTCCCGTAAAGTTTCCACCGCAATTCGGACAACGATATGAATCTGTGTATCTAATTCCTGTTTCTTCTGTTGTCTTAATCGGTTTCTTCGCCGTATCCCGTTCTTTTAACTTCCGCACCTGCTTTAGCAGCTTTGCAGTCTGCGTCTTATCAAAATCATTAATCCGCTTGTATTCATTCAAGATATCGCAGATAAACTTCCCAATTTTACATTCTGAACATATAATTTCTAAAGACTTTCCATCTGCCATGTGCGGATATCGGCACAGATTGTCACAGATATGCTCTGCAAATTCCGTTGTTATCTTGTCCATCTTTGTTTCGTATTTGTTCATTTTCCTGATTCCTCCTTAATCCGTTTTATCCTTGCTTTCAAACTCTGCATCACGTAATTCTGCACATCATCTTTTCGTTCCAACGCCTGTACTACATCTTCGTCTCTTGTGCCATCACACACCAACTGATGAATGATTACCTTCTCCGTTTGCCCCTGCCTGTGCAGCCTTTTATTTGCCTGGGTATACAGTTCGTAATTCCAAGTGAGACCGAACCAGATTACATGGTTTCCTCCGTGCTGCAGGTTCAACCCATAGGCACTGCTTGCCGGGTGCGTCAGAAGAATATCAATTTCACGATTATTCCAGTCATCCTCATCCTGTGTGGTCTTTAACTCTCTTACGCGTAACCCTGTCTTTGCGAGTGCCTTTAAGACCCGTTCCTTATCATGCTGGAAATTATAAAACACTAATGCCGGTTTTCCCTGAAGAGATTCCACCAGTTCCATGAATGCCTCAATCTTGCAGTTATGAATTTCATGCACGTTTCGATCCTCGTCATAAATCGCACCGTTCCCAAGCTGCAGAAGTTTATTGCTCAACGCCGCTGCACTTGTCACACTGATTTCTTCTTCATCCTCCGGAAGTGCCAGCACCATTTTTCTCTCCAGTTCCTGATATGCCTTTCTTGCTTTTGTATCCAGGGTAACGGTTACTGGATGGTATGTCACATCCGGAAGCTGCAGATAATCCTCTGCCTTCATGCTGATGCAGATGTCGGAAATGATTTTCAGAATGCTTTCCTCGCTCCCCTGCTTTGCCTTGTAGTTATATACCACATTGTTCCCGCGTTCTCCCGGATCAAAATACCGTTCCCTGAACTGCGTATATCTTTTTCCGAGTCGTTCACCTCCGTCTAACAGATAGATCTGTGCCCACAGGTCGTCAAGTCCGTTCGGGGATGGGGTTCCCGTAAGCTCTACAAGACGGTTGATCCTTGTTCCCACACCTGCAAGTGCTTTAAACCGTTTTGCTTTATGGCTCTTAAAGCTGCTGGATTCATCGATCACCACCATGTCAAACGGCCAGCTGTTCCGGTAATAATCCACTAACCACACTACATTCTCCCTGTTGGTGATGTAGATGTCTGCCGGTGTGTTCAGTGCACGGATGCGTTTTGTCTGACTTCCAAGTACCTGAGATACCCTCAGCATCTGCGTGTGCTCCCATTTATCTTTTTCCTTGGACCATGTTCCTTCGGCCACTTTCTTCGGTGCGATCACAAGCACTTTCCGTACTTCAAACCGGTTATATTTCAATTCCTTCACGGCCGTTAATGTTGTGATCGTTTTTCCCAGTCCCATATCGAGAAATAACCCGATTTTTTTTATCTCGATGATCTTTTCAATACAGTGTTTCTGATAGCCGTGTGGTTTAAACTCCATCTGTTTTCACCCCTTTGTATTTTCCGGAAAGTAGAATGCTCACTTGCGGATATCCGTATTTCCCGAAAAATTTGATCAATCCGACTATCCCCTTTACTACTTCCACCGTTTGGCCAAGTTCTCTCAGCCTTTTCACCTGTACAGTCTGCAGGTTCGTAAGCACGCCTGTGTCCGTTTTCAATTCCACAAACACCGGGGGTTTTTTCGGGAATATTACAATCCGGTCCGGTACCCCGCTGTTACCGGGACTGACAAACTTATATGCCTTACCTCCCAACTTCTTCACTTCTGTCACCAATATTTTCTCAATCTCTTTCTCTAACATTTTCACACCTCCTGCAACATCTACAACCTCGCACGCGTATGTGTACTCTCTATTAGGCGCGTTAGGTAATACATATAGCGTACGTGTACTCTTTATTTTTATATTTTTATTTTTTATAAAAAGTTTGTTGACATTGTTTACATATATTTATAAATGTTGTATTTCTGCGGTTTTTCGTGTCAACATCTTTTTAACAATCCTGTTAACATGTGAACAAACTCATGATTTTTCTAATTTTTTGCATTTTTTATCCCTCTGTTGACAATTTCAGACTTTGTATACAGGTGTCATTCTGCATTGTTGACACCCTTTCAAACCCTCTTTGAGTTCCGTAAAAGCCATATCTCTGCGAAGACCGGTTCCTTTTCCATCCTGATATTCCAGATAAAATATTATTGATCTCCATACTGTCTCTTTTTCCCATGTACTTGATATCACTTCCAAAACATTCCTGCCAAATCTCTGCAGCACATACCTTTTCCCGGTCTACCAGAACCTGTTTTTCTGCTGTCTGCATCCCTCCCTGGAGGTACTGCCGCCTCTGCAATAGGTTCATGCTATTCCAGTCTGCTGGGATTTTTCTATCCAAAAATTCCCTTATTACACCTTCTTTTGCAAAAGACTCCCTGTGTTTTTCCTGCTGTTCTTCTGCCAGTTTTTCAATCTCTTTCGGTAAAAATAATTCTTCCCCCATTGCCCAATACACGTAGACTTCTGCCCATATCTGATCCACTTCCAAAGGGAGATGCTGCCATACCGATTTCTTTGCTTTATGTTCTCCTACATCCACCGGCCAGAACCTTCTGTTCCCCGTGGAATCCTTTAAAAACTCGCTGTCGTTGCTTGTACCGAAGAATACGCACCGTCTTGGGTATTTATTCGTTGTACGTCCATAAGCCGCCCTATAGATATCATGCGTCTTGCTCAGAAACTGTTTGACCGCACTGGTCTCCTGCTTCGTCATCGCCGTCAGTTCCCCGACTTCATTGATCCAAGTTCCCTGTATCAGCTCCGCGGACTCTTTTCCTTCGAAACTTGTGAGGGAATCAGAAAACCACTCTCTTCCAAGAATTGCAAGAAATGTACTCTTTCCAATCCCCTGCGGTCCTGCAAAGATCGGCATGTAATCATATTTCACACCGCCTAAGATTCCCCTTGCCACTGCAGCACACAATGATTTCCGTATTACTGCACGCGTATAGAGGTTATCATCAGCCCCAAGATAATCCGAAAGAAGCGTATCCACCCTCTTTACACCGTCCCATTTGAGACTTGTCAGGTATTCCTTCACCTCATTGACCTTGTTCTGACTGCTGACGATCAGAAGACCATTGTCCAGCTTTTCCTTGCCTGTAATCCCGTAAAATGTCTCCATATAGCGATAATATCCGGCATAGTCCACATCTTCCCATCTCCGCTTTCCTTCTCTCTGATTCCACGGAAGGCTCCCGCGCACCATGCCGCAGCTTGCAAACTCATCTGTCACAATCTTTCCTTTCAAAAAAGGGTCATTCTCCAGGATCATGGTCACGTTATTGATTGTTTTTTCAATCCTATTATTTCCGTCTCTTGTAAGTCTTAAGACCCAGTCCACATTTTCATCCTCAGCCGGATTCATGCCGGAGACTTCTTTTGCCTGTTCAAACTTCTCTTTTACCACAAGTCCTGACACTGTCTTGTCTTCCCTTGCAAGCTTTGACATTGCTTGGAAAGATGGAAGCTTATTCACCGGAGTTGCCTCTTTTGATTCCTTATCCCTGTCAGAAAACATATGCAGCCTGATCAAGTCAAACGCATTCACAAGCTGTCCGGAGCATGGATCCGTTGCATGGTGGGAATATAAGAATAGATCGTCATCGTACAGGATCGCCCCGCCTGTTGTGGATCCACCAGTGTATGTATATCTCCCCGGAATATCCGTTGCCTCATACATGCCAGGGATAAATTTCTCCATTGCCTGCGTGACCGTATAAGTGCGGCAGAACGCCCCAATGATTCCTTTTTTCTCTAGCGGGTTCTCCTGCCTTGCAAGTCTTCTGCGCTCGATCGCATCACTTCCCGGTACCTGCGGCCACTCGCTCACGCACTTCCAGTCCTGATACATCCCGAGCAATCCGTCCAGACTGCAGAACGGATGATCATAACTTTTACAGATATATTCCCCATCACTACAGCAGCTTGGCCAGTACATTAACCGGCTTGCGTCAAATGTCGTTGGGTCACAGAACTCGATCCCAATCAGTGCTGCTGCTTTTCTTGCTGCCGGCTCATATTCATCGGAGGTTGCTGTCCTGTCTAACGGAATCAGCACCCTCAGTCTTGGTGCATATCCTGTATGTTTCCTTGTACTATAGACTGCAACCGCACATCCAAGCCCTGATACTCTTTTCAATATTTCATCCGTCTGTCCTGCTGGGATATTATCCATATCCAAAGTCAAAATATCCCTTCCTTGTACATAAGAGCTCTTTCTCCTGTCATTGATAAAGGTGCCGCCTACGAATCCTCCTACGTCCTTCAATTCCGCCTGCTGGCTTTTCCCCAGCGCCAGATATTCCTCCATTGTTTCAGAACTTCTTACCGGATTTTTCAGACGGTCCACAAAATCAGACCACATGATTTCATTCTTCGGCCAGTACGTTGCCTTTCTGGTTCCGGCCGTGCTGATCCATAATTTTCTATTGTAATCCATCTGTTTCCTCCTAGTCTTTCATATAATAACTGCTTTCAAATCCGGCTCCCTTTAAGAGCAACCCCGGTGCCCAGCTGATTGGTTCCGCCATCAAGTCACAGATTTGTTCCGCCGTTACTTCCATCGGCGCATCAATGATAACCTCGTCATGTACGTGGAATACGACCTGCAAGCCTAATTGCTCAATCCTTCTGAGGGTTTCAGCTAAACAGTCCCTTGCGATTGCCTGCACGATATTTTCCGTCATTTTTCCTCCATAAGTAGATGCCACTTCCCATTTTTTTGTCTGCTGTCCGACTGTATAATAATGGATTGCCATCTTTCCGAACTGATTTTCCTTTAAGAACGGTTTCGGATAAAAAAGTTTTCGCCCACTTGGCAATTGTACTGTCAGGAAGCTCTGTCCATACATCAGCTCTCCCTCATACCGGAAAATCAAACCGTTGATGCCCTGTGGCTGAGCCGTCTGCATCGTTGTAAGCGCTGCCTGTTCCACCGCATACCACAAATCTCGGATTCTCGGATTCGCATTTCTCCATCTCTGTACAATATCCGGAAGTTCCTCTTCTGCCAGTCCCATGTTCAATGCTCCCATCGCGATCAGCGCAGCTGTTCCTCCCTGGTATCCAAGCGCAAGTGTCGCAACCTTTCCTTTCTGCCTAAGACTGTACTCCGGGTTTCCTTTTACAATCTTTTCAATCGGCACATGGAACATCTGAGATGCCGTTGCTTCATAAATCTTTCCGTGGGTGGCAAATACTTCGTTTACCCACTGTTCTCCCGCAAGCCATGCGATTACACGCGACTCAATGGCAGAAAAATCAGCAACTACAAACTTATGTCCCTCCGATGGGATAAAGGCTGTTCTGATCAGCTGAGAAAGCGTGTCCGGAACATTTCCATACAAGAACCTTATTCCATCATAATTCTTTGTCTTAACGAGTTCTCTTGCATAGTCTAACGTCTTTAAATAATTTCTTGGAAGATTCTGTAACTGCACAAGACGTCCTGCCCATCTTCCAGTGCGATTCGCCCCATAATATTGTGTCAGACCACGCACACGATCATCTGTACCCTTGGCTGTTTCCATCGCCACATATTTCTTAATGGATGTTTTCCCAAGCTGCTGCCTTATTTCGAGAACACGCCTTATTTCCTTTGAAAGGTCGTTTCTTTCCAAAAGCATGGATACGTCTTCTTTTCGTAGTCCCGGAAGTTCCACATCTGCCTCTAGGCTGTCTGATAGTTCTTTTTCCACCCATACTTTCAACTGTGCTGTACTGTTTGGATTCTGCAGTCCTGTAATATTGATCGCCTCTTCTGTCAGCTCCGCACTGCTCACTCCGTCTATCGTCAGGGCTCCTTCAATCAGTTTCGAATCCACGCGCACACCAAAGGCGTTCATCCGGATATCCTGCTGCCATAACTCCTGTTCTTCTTCCGGAACCGGAAAATAATTCAGACGTTTTAATATTGCATGCTCTGTTACCACGTCCTGTTTGCAATACCCCTTGAACAATTCCCATTTCTCTGGTGCATGTCTTGGAAGATTCCATGTCCGATTTCCATTGCTCTTTGTCGGTTTACATGGAACGCAGAAGTACCGGATCAATGCTTTTCCGGTTGTCAGTTTCTGCTTGTCCTGCGGAAGTCCGATTGCCTTTCCGGTCGCATCCAGTCCGGCTGTGTAACCACAATACAGTCCATGTATCATAGTACATCTCCACTGTTCTAATGGTGTCTCGTAACCGGCACGATTCAGGCAATACCATTCAAACGCTGCATTGTATGCATGTTTTACAACAGCCACATCTTTCAGCATCAGCTGTACATTTTCCGGGATCTGCTCTCCCTGTGCCAAATCCACAAGCTCAACTTCTCCATCATCCATCTGATAAGCAAACAATAACACTTCAAAATCTTCTGACTGTGCATATCTGTACAATCCGGCTTTTCCGATATCCACGCTGCTCTTTGTTTCAATGTCTATACTCAAATGCCTTAACATCTGCGTCCCTCCTGTTACGAAAAGGGGCATACGCCCCTAAATATCCTACATTGGTAATCCGGTAATCGGATTTATTGTAGGTTGTGTCTGCTGATATTGCTGCGTTTCTTGCGCTGCAGTCTGCTGAGGTGCAGGTGCTCCAAAAGCTTGTGAAGCTGTCGGTGCACTTCCTCCTAATGCTTCTCCATCTGCAAGCTTCTGCACCGGACCTAGTCCGCATCCGATTCCTTTCTTGCCTCCGAATGCATATGGGAAGAAATTCACATTCACTCTTGCATAGATACCACTGTAAATCTCTGACTGATTGATAATCGGATTCAGATTCGCGTCTACAACTTCCGGTGGATAATCAGCTTTTGCACCTGCAGTGAATACCCAGTGTCCTTTGCATTCCGGACCAAATGCCATCCCGTCTGATGGTCTCACTCCATCTCCGTCGTATACCGGAGTCGAAACGATTGGAGGACACACTCCGTTCCATTTATCTGAAACCCCTCTCTGCTTAGCAGCTTCAATTGCTGCATTGATCCGGTTCATCGTATCCATATCTGTCTTTGGTACCAAGATGGTTACCTGAAATTTTTCTTCCTGTCCCGGCTGATACGCGTATGGTTTGAATACATGTACATATGATAATCTTACTTTTCCTGTTGTTACGTTTGTTAAATTTTCCATGATTATTGCTCCTCCTGAAATGCCTTTTCGGCTGTGATTTTATTTGTAATTGCTTCTCGTTTATCGGACTCCTTCACAAGGGTCGGCTTGCCCGGATTCTTTACGACCATACTGCCGACCATCTCCGCAAAATCTTTCTTCCCGATTGTCTTTTCTACCTGTGCAAGTGTTAATGCTTTCTTTTCGTACAGAATTTCTTCTGCAATTCCTTTTTCCTTCAACACTTCAAATGCTGCATCCATATCAGTCCAGTCGCGTGAACCTCTTCCTTCTACTGCCTTCCATCCAGGAACCTCATGTCCGGCAAGGCATTCTTTCAATGCATGTTCTTTTAGGTCTGAAAGCCATTTGGCCACATCTTCCCCGGTGGAAAGATATTTTCCCATTTCCTCATTACTGATCAGCGGCGGAAGTTTTCCTTTATCCGGGCTAAAAGCCAGCTTTACGTTTTCTTCTGCTCTTGCCCTGCACTGTGCTTTTCCCCTGCAGAACCGACACTGTTTTTCTCCAGGGCAGAACTCTCCCTCTCCATTAATTGCCAGTTTCGCACGATCCTTTACATATTCTGCAAATTCAAGTAATTCCCCTAATGAACATTCCCATTCTGAAATACTGTCTAGCCTAGGCTGAATGATCACAAGATGGATGCTCCGAATGTCGTATAAGAAACTGTACGCCTGATATGCGCCGAGCGCATACAGCATCATCTGTGGATTTTCTTCTACGCTGACCGGCACCCCTTTTCCATACTTGAGGTCAATTACGTGCAACGTATTTCCACTTAACAGGATGCAGTCTGCAGTTCCAAATCCATCCGGAACATACTGACTAAAATCCACCCGCTTTTCAATTGCCGAATAAGGCTCTGCCGGAAATGAAAGCGCAAGCGTTTTAATGTAATCCTTATAGATTTCTGTATAACCGTCCATTTCATCCTGCCACAGTTCTTCGGTTTTCAGTTTTTTAACCTCGGCGTTATATTTCCGTTTTCCAAACTCTTTTGTCTGAAAATAATGTCTCAGCTTCATCTCAGCCAGCTCATGCGCCAAAGTTCCTTCTTTGGCCGCATCTGATGTGGTATCCGGAAACTGTTCTTCCAGTCTTGCACTCGGAGTGCACAGGAGCCATCGATGTGCTCCCGATGCACTTAAGATCGCATGTGTTCTCTCCTGATGGCTCATTAGATCTGCGCCCCCATTCCGCGAAGTCCTGTCGCAAAGTTCCCATAATGTTCCGGTGAAAGCTCCATCAAAGATGCTACTCCGAAGCTTTGGATTAGCTGCATAAGCTGCGCCTGCATCCCCTTGTCCATCAGCTGCATGGCTGCCTTAGACAGATCATCTCTTGTATACGTCGGTTCAGATGTCGGTACTGCTGCGGGTGCCTGCACTGACGGTGCTGATGCTTGTACTGGTACTGAAGGAGTTGGTACGGCCCCCGTTGTGTTCTGCTGTGGAATGGATGCATTCCCCCAAGGAGCTTCTTCCGTACTCTGCTGTTCGTGCACGGCTTGTCCGACAGCTGCCTCGTCCATTTGTACAGATTTTCCTCCCATTGCAACTGCCAGCTGCATAAGTGCCTCTGATAATTCTTTTAATCCTGGTACATTGATTGTTACTTCTAAACTCATTACTGTTTCCTCTCTTTCATATATGTATGGTTAATTGTTACTATTTTTCTCTGCTAAAAATTTGCCAAAAAGTACCTCTCCAGCGTTTCCCTCAAATTCCCCACTTGATAACTTACTTAAAAATGCTAAAGAATCAATAAATGAATCTGCCTCCGCCTTACTCGTTGTTCTAGAAATTGATGCGTGAAAATTTCTCAAAATCTCGAGTGTTTCACACCAAATAGTCTCCAAGTCACCGGATATCTTTAACTCCATTGCTTCATTTTTTTTGTATTCTGCTTTAATCAATTGACTTTCCCTCCAAAATCCTCTACAATTTAATTGTGTTTTTTTGAACGTGCACCCTAAAAGGTCTGCAAACCTTGGGTGCTCTTTTTTAGAATCCCATTGTAGTTAAAAACGTAAGACATCTTCCAACCACCATTCCAAATCCAAAGATCGTAGCCACAACTGCTATGATTGCATATATCTTGCAGCATAACTCGGCTTTCAGCTTGTCCCTCTTTTCCTGTCGTATCTTTTTCAGCATTGCTTGATTTCTCTTCTCTAACATCTCATTACGCTCAAGTAATTCATGATAATATGTAATCGCATCCTGAATCTCCTTCATCTGCTCCTCTGTTTTAATTTCTTCCATCTTTCCTTCTCCTTTTCTTTGCTCGATTTTTGTTGCGTTTGTATCTTAGATACTCTTTGTATATCACTGCTTGTCCTCACCTCCTTCAAGTCTCCGGATTGCCTCTTCCCTGCTGATTCCAATATACTTTGCAACATCCGTTATTGTTGATTCACAAAATCTTTTGTTTCCACGCTTTACCACCCTTCCAAAGTGCCAAACATTATTCCGGATATTATATCTTGCTTGATTCACCGTACAACCGATTATCTTTGCGATCGCTGGTGTTCTGATAATTTCACTCACGCTTATCACCTCCTACTCTAAGAAATACTCAATGCTTACGCCGAAGTAATCAGCTGCCTTTCATTCCTTCTTACAATTTCATTAGTAACTTTCTTGTGAACTGATTCCGAAACTTCATCGAACTCAACTTTACCGCTCATTAAAGCAATACCTATCGTTCTGTTTAATAAAGCCAATTCTTTGTAAGTTAATTTCATGCTGTTACCTCCACACTTGTCTCTAAATATTTTCTTTGATATAATTTTCCTATCAAATTATGAAAGGAATGATTTTATGCCATATAATAACGCTACTATTTGTCTTAATGGTCACGTTTTAAGTAAGTACAATGCACATCATCAAAAATACTGTTCTCAGTGTGGAACCGAAACTTATTCTTTTTGCCCGGAATGCCAAGCGCCTATACGAGGACTTTATGACACTCCTGGAGTGTCTGTATTGGGAAAACGAGCTTACCAACTTCCATACTATTGCTACGAATGCGGTGCTCCTTATCCTTGGACTCAAAAGATTCTTGATAATGCCGTTGAATTGTTGTCATTAGATGATGATTTAGATGTTGCATCTAAAGAACTAATTAAAACTGCAATTCCCGAATTAATTGTCGATACCACAACCACTCCCGTTGCAATTGCAAAATATAGAAAAGGAATATCATCTTCTGGTCAAATTTTAAAAGACTCCTTGCGTCAGCTTCTTGTTGATGTTGTTAGTGAAACCACTAAGAAGGTTTTGTTTCCGTAGCTTTTCCACAATACTGACAGTATTTGTCAGACCTTAATATTAGTCTTTTACACCAAGCACAACGAATAAATCCTTGTTTTAAAAGTTGTTTTTCATTGTGCTTTTTTATTAATGTTTTAATCAATCTTATTTTCATGACTCCCTTTCTGTTCTTTTTCTTTCCGTATTATTGGACATCTAATCCGGTATTCTACTCTAGGAAGTATTTGATTGATACGCCGAAATAATCGGCTAGGATTTTGAGTTTATCCAATTTGGGAGTGGTTATCCCATCTCTCCAATCGTATAAAGTAGCTGTTGCAATTCCAGTATCTTTCGCAACCCTATAAATTGTTTTGTTTGTTTTTGATCCAGGTCGGCAACCACCTTCTCTGCCACC